CAATGGTGTAGTATTCGCCTTCATTGGACGGGAACAGGTACTCACCGCTGAACCCGTCGCTGGCTTGACCCGAAGTCAATGCCCGGATATTGGACGGCCCTGCACCGAAGCGGACGACTTGCTGCACCGCTGGTTGGCCGTTGTTGACCGTGTAAACCCGTGTAAGCGTACCCCCTGCCGTGTAATAGCGAATGAGGGCTTTGTCAAAGTTGGCCGTCGTGGTTCCCTTCCCTTGAGCGAGCCACCTCGCCTCGGTATTGGAGTGCCACACGAATCGGGTCGGGGTGGTCAAAGCCAAACTACCCAAAAGCGTCCCCGAAGGGAATCGAGTCGCAGAATTGTAGGACTGGAACTCTAACTGCTCCAAGTTCCCCGCAAAGGCCATGACCCCGCTGACGGTGGTAACCGTTCCCGTCTGCACGGCTGGGGTGTTGCCGTATTCGTCAAAGAAATCTAAGCGGTATCCCGCATAATAACCCGAATGATTGCTGAATGCGGTCTGCGTCAGCGATGGCTTAGTCGGTGCAATTAAGGTTTCAACGACCTTGGCAACATCAAAGAACCCGAAGTTGGTGGTGGGCAGTTTGTCGCACTTGAGCCGGGCGTATGTACTCCCTGCATTGTCTTTGACATCGCAAACAAATCGGTAATTAGGCTGGGCTATTTGGTCGCTGCTGACCTTGAAAAGCATCTTGTTGTAAACGGGTGTAGCCACTTGGGGCGACCCGGAAAGGACTGTTACTGCCATTTTATAGTTTGGTTGCTACGCTTATGGATTTGCCAAGGGTTTCAGCGATTGTGTTCACCAAAACGTCTATCATTTCGGGGGATAGGGCGTTGCTCATGAACTTAGTTCCCTCGACACCTCGCTCACGGATAGCAAAGGCCATTGTCCTTCCAAGGACTAAACCCTGCTCTTGCTTGGTCCGCATCCGCTTGAGTTTGCGTGAATAGGTTGGAACGACCGGGATGCCCTTATTTGCAATCCAGTCCGCTATGGCTTGGGGTGGTGGAATCTTCTTGTCGTACCTGAACTTTGAGTCCCTTGCGGATATGTAACTCGATGACCTTCCGTGAACCCCTTGGTCCACGTACTTCCAATAGGGGTTAGCCATGATAGCCACAACGATTTGCTTTGCGGATAGTTCGATGTCTTCGGGGGCGATGGATGCGGATAGCGTTCCCCCTGCGTTGGCGTTGGCTGCTTCGAGGTTCTTCTTCGCAAGTTCAATGACCCGTTCTATCCACTTGACCAAGACATCATGGGTTGGCGACTTGCCTCCACCCTTGGGGCCGAGGACTGAACCAATCCCCTCCAAAGCGGTTTGGTCGATGCCTTTCATCGAACCGCTGCCGAACTTGCCTACGGGTTGGCCATTCGCAAGTATGGTTGTTTCCATGTGGGTAAATGTCCCCCGTGCTGGAATGTGTCTATCTGCGCCTTGCTCGCTCCGCCTCCATCCTCTCTGCTTCCAAGATGTCGTGAATCAGCAGGGCGTAATTCAAGAACTCCACCGCCTTCATTGCGAAGATGGCATCAAACTTGAGAACGTCCTTGTTGGCCATCCGCCAGACGACCATGAGCCAACCGTACCCAGCAAGAGGGCTTACGTCAACTCCCCTGCCGTCTTCATCAGGTGCTTGGAATAGTCGCTCAAAACTTTCAAGTAGGATTCGGAACTTAGCAAAAAAAAACTGACAACCCCCCAAACATCGCCCACCTTGGCGTGCTTCTTCATGAGTTCGGCTCGCTCCGCATGGGCAGCTCCGTCGTATTTCTTGGGGAAATATCCGAATAGACCGCCTTCCCTGCACAAGGTCGCCATGATTCGGTGTAGGTTTTGGAGCAGTTGCTTTTCGTCGGTCGTGTTTGCGTCCATGAGTTCAATCAACTGCCCCGCCGTCAACTCGTCCGTGAACACCGTTGGAATCCACCACTTGCCCCCGGCTTTGAACTTTCGCTTGTACCCCAATGCAGGCAATGCGTTCCACTCGCTTATGATGGCCTTGTAACGCTTTAGGACTGCCTTGGCGGGCATTTCTCTCACGAACGATATATCCACCCCCTCAACGATTGCAACGACTCCTGCACGCTTGTCGTAGTCCCCGAGGACGCTGGAGAACTCAATGGCTCCGATGCGTTGGAACTGGTCAATGGTGAGGTCTTGGAGTTTCATAACTTGACAATCCAAGAGGTGTCGGTGAAGTACTGCAAGGGTTCACCGAGGCAGTCCATGACCGCCTTTAGAACTTCGGGCATATAGGAGTCGTGGCCCGCAATGTAACCGCCCGGCTTGACCTTGGGCTTCCAAGCGTTGATGTCTGCAAGGACCGAATCGTAGGAATGGTCAGCGTCAATGTAAACAAAGTCAAGGGATCCATCGGCATACTGCTTGGACGCTTCGATGCTTGTTGCTTTGACCTTGGCTATGTTGGGGTAATTCAAGTGCATTAGGTCGAACATCTGCTCGGCTGGCATCGTGCCACCGAAGTCCCACGTATCAACGCAATGCAGTTCTCCGCAATGCAGGGCGATGACCTGACTGCTCACCCCCGAAAACGAACCGACTTCCACGCACTTGTCCGTAGGCTTGAGGTACTTTTGACAAAGGTCAATGAGGCCGTCCACCCGGTTGTTGCCCGAATGGTAGTCGATGGGCAGGAAGTACATCCGTGGGGTGTTGCGTAAAGCGTCGAGTTGTTTCATCTCTTAAACAGGGTTTTAATGTTGGTGCTTCCGTGCTTGTAGTTGTTCGTTAGGTGGAAGACCTTGCAATGGTCCGCAAGTTCGCCCTGCTCCGTGAACTCCAGCATAGGCTTTAGATTCAATGACCAAATTGGGAAAGAGGCAAGGCTTTCCCGGTAAAGGCCGTTGTTCGGGATGTGGTCAAGTTCGCCCGGATTACGGGTCAGGACCTCCTTGAGCCTCTTGACGCTGAACATCCAAAAAGCGTGGTAGTTGATGAAGAAGGGCAGGCTCACATAGTCCTTGCCGTTGTACTGACACCAAACCGAACTTGGCAGAACCTCGTTCACGTCGGGAGTGCATTCGCCTTCCTTGTCGTCGTAGGTTTCAATGCGAGTGAAGGACGGGTACAAGCCATCCTCAAACATCGAATCGAACCGCTCCGTGAAGTTGACGAAGCCCTCCTTGGGCAGCATCATGTCGTCCTCAAAGTAGGCCACCCAGTCAAAGTACTTGTAGGTTTCCTTAATGCGAGTGCGATGGACCGCAGTCAGCATCCAAGGGTGTGAGAGTTGCGTGTGAGCATGAACCGTTACGGGTTGGTCCGCAAGTAGCCCCACGACTTCGGGGTCGTTGGTGTCCACGAAGATATCGGCCTGCACCGGATATGACTTGATGGCCTCGATGACCCGGATGAGGTTTGGCAGCCTTTCGGGGTTGTGATGGTAGGCGATGTTTGCGAGTAGTTTCATGCTCAAAAAGTTACAACGAATTTTTCAGGCGAAGGCCAGCCGGGGTTGGAATCAAAGACCTTGGTGTCGGGTTTCTTGCCAACCCAAGTTTCTGCTCGGAATCGATGGTCCCTTGCAGGTTCACCGAGTTCCTTGATGTGGCTTGACTTAGCCCACCAAAAGTTACCACCGAAGTATGGGTAGCCTTCGGGGTTGTTGGCATCGGCCATGTGAGGGAACTGCTCCTTGGTAATCCAATGGCATCCCACCGCATCGACACCCTCCAGCATTTGCATGGACCGCTCCCATGCAACCACGTTGAAGAATAGCATGGACCTGCCCCAAAGTTGGGTTGTCAAGGATGGATTCGCAGCCCCCTTGGTGTGAGCGTACAGGTACACGGCTTCCTCTTCCTGCGATGCCCGGTACATCTCGGTAAGGGTCGCCTGCTCCCAAGCATTCGTCCGGGTTACTACGACCTTGACCTTGTCGGCCACCATCGAGTTCTCCAGCACCTCCTTGACCGCTTTGCGTTGTTCGGGTGGACCGACAATGCCGACCCTTATCTCATCCAAGATGTTGATAAGGCCATAGTTGCACACAGCCATCATGTGCTGATTGAGTATCAACTGCCAGTTGCCACCGCAGTAGATGTGGTAATAGTGAACGACTTTCATACTAATCCATCCAAACACCATCATGCGTCAAATGCCAAAAGCGATGCCTAATGACTTGAAGGATTAAGCCAAGCAGCGAGTTAGCGTAGTAAACGCCAGCCTCGCAATGCAGTTCAAATTTGTAATGTTTGTTCATTGAAGCAGCAGGGTTAGAAGGGTGATGATGAAGAAAACGGCTGCAACCGTCTTCCCGATTTCGATGATCAGGTCAAGGATGCGTTCGGGGTTCATGCCTCAAAGTTAAACCACAACATACTTCCCTGAGTTGCTTACTCTTAACTTGTTGAGAGCCACATACCGCATCGCATCGCAGGCGTGGTTGAAGGAGTCAATCGGGATCCCCGTGTTCTTCCCCTCTTTGTCCGTCGCCCAAGTGTAGGACCGCAGTTCCTTGATGAGGTTGGTCGAGTCCTTGGTTACCTGCAACTTGTAGCGTTTCAGGATGTCTATGCCGTTCCTGACCGAATCGGGGCCTTTCTCTGCCGGCTTGATGTTAAAGCCAAGACGATAGATTTCCTCGATGCTCTTGGGTTCGGCAGAGTCCGCCACGATCTCCCAAGCCCTTGTAATCCCCAGCGACCGCAACTTGTCTGCGATGTCTTGGTTGGTCAGGCCCGTAGCGTAGAGCAGTTCTTGGATGAGCAGGCAGTCCCCTTGGCGGTAGATGGCGACCAAGGCCGTAGGGTCGTTGCTAAAGCCCCAGTCAAGCCCAAGGGCGACGAATTTGGCTCGGCTGACATCTATACCCTCCACCACCTCGAAGTCCTCGTATATCGCACCCTGAAGCGTCCCGACCTGACCAAGGCCATAGACCTTGTACCAGTTGGCCCAATACTCCGAAGTTTCAGCCTTGACCCTTGCTTTCTCGATGAAGTCCTTCGCACTCTTGGGGCAGGCTTCGTTGTCCTTGTAGGTTAGAATGAGGAAGTCCACGTCCTCGTCTTGCATCAGTTCGGAGTGAAACCAAAACTCGTTGACAGGGTTCCAGTCAAGGATAACCGACTGCTTGGTCCGTGCTGCCAATTCCGTGTAAGCGTGGAAGGAAAGGTTGTTGGCCTCGTTCATGTAAAGCCTGTCCCTTCTTGCACCCCTCAACTTGGAATCATCGTCAGCCGAAAAGAATTCGATGTATGACCCGTTAGCGAACTTATACCGAAAGTCGGTGGCGTTCCATCGGGCAGCATTGAACCGCCCAGTAACGGTCATAATCTTCATGAAGTCCCTCATGGCCCCACGTTTCAGATGTGGGATGGATTCCGCTACAACGCTTGTTTCCGTGTACGGGTTCTTGGTGCAGTAGTCAATCTCAACGGCAAGGATGGAATACGTCTTGGATGCACTGGAACCGCCTTGTACCCCTTTGACGAACCGCTTTAACTCACGGACTTTATTTACGGCCGTGGTTCGGATGAACTTCTCCTGCTCTTTTACCGGCATTAGTCATTGTCGGGGAATAGGGGTTGCTCGATGTGGACCGTGTTCTCCTGCTTGTCAACCAAGCCAAGCAGACGAGAGGCAATGTTGGCCGAGTAAACCCCGGCACTTGAACCCTCCAGCATATCCTTGTCGCAGGTCAGCCTTATGCGTGTAATGATTGATAAGAATTCCTTGTGATGGTCGCTATCTCCATTTCGATACTGCGATAGATTATGGCAAACCCCATTCTCTGCGAGGTATCCCTCAAAGCCACGAAAGGTAATTGGACGCTCTTTGTCCCGGTAAACCATGTTCCCATCCTTGCCGACATAGTCCTGCACCCGGTAAGGGTTGGCCTTGTTCTCGGCTCGGTATCGTTCAAACGCCTCCCATAGTTCTTCGGGGGTATTCCAAATTGGGGGTCGGCCTGCCATTAGTATTCGATTTTGTCTATTAGGTCGCTTATCTTGTTTACGATTTTCATTTTCACTTCGTACTGGTTCGGGGCATTGGACTCGTCCACCGCTCCGATGCAGTCGCAGAGGGTGGTGATGACCATCATGAGCGAGTCCATCCGAGCCTGCACCTGTGCCTCGTCATCCTTCGCCTTCGAGTTCGCCAAGTTCTCGGAGTTTATTTCTTGACCATGAGAGAGCAGACTTTCCACCCCAAAGGAGATATGAGATGTAACCGCAGTCGCTGGTATCGTCTGCGTTGTCGTAGTAGGTTTCAGCACGGGACAGGTAGGAGTGCATCCGCTTGATGGTTTCGACCGATATGGCTTCCCCGTTGGCTAACTGCTGCGCCCGGACCTTGCCTGTCTGCGTGGCACACTTGTTGCCGTTGCGTTCGTTGAGTTCTATCCCTCGCTTGGCATTAGAGCGAATCTCTTGGCCGTAGTCCGAATAAGACTCGAATTGCTGCCTTTTGTGATTCTCCCACGTTGAGCCGCAAACCGCCAACCGCTGAGCCGTATCGGGGAACTCCGCATTGGTTTGATTATTGCTCATGCAGCGACCGATGAAGCCTTCTTTGCTTTCGTTATTGTTCGGGATTGGCAGGGGCATTCAGGGAGTGGGTTATGGTGTTTTGGTTGACTTCGAGGAACAGGTCCGCTTGTAGGTAAATGTATTGAAGAGCCGATTTTACGCAGTCTGCGCACCACCAATTCGTGGGGGGTCGTCCGTGAGCGGTCAGGATGGCTTGCAGTTCCCCAACGGCATCGGGTGGCAGTCGCATGGTCAGCGATGCCACATATTGGTCCCAGTACTTGCGGTGCTTCTGGGCAATTACGAACTGCTCGTTGGTCATTTGAAGGTCCATTCCCGAATGATAATTGCGGTGGCAGATGAGGCAAGGCCGAGGATAGGGGCCAAGTACCATTGGCACGTTGGCAGGGTCAGGGCAAAGCCAAGCCAAAAGCCAAAGCAGGTCATGCACGAAAACGGCTTCCGCTTCGCAAAGGGCAGAGCGTAGAACCATCCCGGCAGCACCCGGAACTCCACGACCGCAAGGGTCGCTAAAGCACTAATCAGGATTGGAAAAACCAGTATATCCATTGGACTCGATTGCGGTTTTGATTTTGGCTTTGGCCTGTTCGATTGAGTAAATGATGGACCTGTACGGGATGCCCGTTTCTCGGCTCATAGCCTTCATGTTCCCGGTCTGCATGAGCAGGTTGAGCAGTTCTTTGTCGTACGGGAAGGCTCCGTCCTTGGCCCAAGAGTCCATCTCTTGCTGGGCGATAGCCCAAAGGTCGTCCAGCAGGGAGTCGTAGTCCTTGCCTTCTTCTTGGGTTTCGGGATCTACTTCGACCCGCTCGTCGTGGTGTCGGTACTTCTTCGCAAATTGATTATTGTTGCCCCGGTACAGGTTCATGATGAGGCGAACGATGTAAAAACGCAGGTAGCCTTGGACCTGCATCTTGGTAATCTTGTCGGGGTCCTTCTCCAGTAGGATTAGGACGACCTCTTGTTCGAGGTCCTTCCAAAGCGGATTGCCGCCCGTAATGGTGAGGCAAGCCTTGCGGATTTCTCCGCTGCGATAAAGGTCAAGGATGGTAGCCTCTGCGTTCACTCACGCAAAGATGGCGGGGGTTCTTCCTAATGTTGCAAAAAATCCCGTGTCCTGTTTAAAACCTGTGTACGCAGAAACTTGATGTCGGGCCTTGCTCTCATGTTTATCGCAAGGATTTCGAGGTTGTGCATGACCGTTGCGTGGTTCCTCTTGATGATTCGCCCGATTTGGCAGTAGGTGTAGAGGTATTCCGAGTAGGCGATGTCGGCAAAGATGCTTCGAGCAAGGACCAGTTCTTGGGTCTTGACTTCGCTCAAGATGTCGTCCGGGCTGACTCCGACGACCTCTGCGGTATAGCCGAGGATGGTGCGTGAGATTAGGTCCATGGTGAGTCTTTTATGTTTAAGGATTTATGGTTTTGTCTATAATTTGATTCGGAATATCAAACCAACCATAATCGTCCATTATGCTTAAAAAATACCAACCAATAATAGTAATGGTTAAGACTATGGTAATTACAAACCATAAAAGGTATAACACAAAAGCCGTTATTAATAGGATTATTTGGTTCATTTTGTTTGGGTTAAAGCATTGATTCAATTAAGTTTATTCTCTCCCCTATCCACCGCATCACCGGGACGGCCATTGAGTTACCGCAAGCCTTGTACCTTGGCCCATCGGGGCATTGGTCGGCTTCCTTGTTGCGGTATGGAATCTTTGTCCAATCATCGGGGAATCCCTGCAAGCGTTCGCACTCCTTGGGGGTCAGCCTTCGGATAGCCATATTAGTGCCAACTGCGTGACTATGCGCCTTTGTTAGCGCAAATGATGGTTCGTTGTTTTCGCCAACAGTTCTGCCATAAGATGTTGAACCTTCAAACATATTTTCAGTATTAATTGGAAAGGCCATCGGTTGCAACACGGCTCCATAGTTATTAACGTCAGACGCTGACGAGCCAATGGTCTGCGATGTGCGCTCGTTGATGGTTTGGTTAAAAGTATCCACGGCAATGGGTTGGGCAACTGCTAATTGATTATCTCCCGGCTCTGACCTTAATGTTGGGGATGTTCCATTATCCGAATACCCATACCCAAGCCTTTGCATCTTACCCGGCTCAAAGGCTATCGGTTGGAGATTTACTACGTGAAAGAATGCCTCTGCATTCATTATCATTTGATTATTTACTTGTTTTGCAAGTTCGCATCCAATAGTTGGGCAGACATTTGGGATGCCTGTTGTTCCAACGCTTCCTTGAGCATCGGAGGCAACTTCTTCCCTCTTTTTTCGGCTCGGTTTAGTATTCCCTTGCAGGCTTTCGGACTCAAATAAAACCGCTGCGGGAGGTCTCCAATCTCCAAGGTATCCGACAACAAACACTCTTCTGCGTCTTTGTGCCACTCCGAAGTATTGAGCGTCAAGAACTCTGTAGGCGAACCCATACCCGATTTCCCCCAACGCCCCAAGGAAGGTTCCAAAATCTTTTCCTCCGTTGGACGACAATACACCGGGGACATTTTCCCACACGACCCACTTGGGACGGAATTTATCAGCGATTGAAAGAAAAGTAAGCATGAGGTTTCCTCTTGGGTCAGCAAGACCTTTGCGAAGTCCTGCAACGGAGAAGGATTGGCAGGGGGTTCCGCCCACGAGAAGGTCAATTGGTCGTTCATCTGCGATTGGGTTTTGGTTGATTCTTGTCATGTCGCCAAGGTTTGGGACATGGGGAAAACGATACTTTAAGACTTCGGAAGGGAATTGCTCAATCTCGGAGAACCATTGCGGTTCCCATCCAAGGTCGTGCCAAGCGACTGAGGCTGCCTCAATGCCTGAACAAACTGAACCGTACTTCATTAGAAAGGGTTTGGGGGTAGAGGCATCCAATGGCTTACTTCAATTAGGAACCACGTTTGATGCTCGTAGTACCAGCGTCCATCCCCAAGCCATGCGTAGGCTTGATTCATGTCGGTCGTGAATATCAGGACTGGCTCGTAAGGTGTCGGCATCCGGTCCAAGCATTTAATCCATTCCATGGTCATACGTTAGGGTTTAGGGGGTTGGGGTATAGGCATCCAGTAAGCGACTTCACGGGGCCACCAAGAGCAATCGCAGTTCCACTCATTGTAATAGGTATCGTACGAAGCAACGCTTTTTAGTCCGATTTCATTGCAAACCAGCACGACTTCGCCCTCCTTGGGCATTTGGTCTTGGGGTCTTATCCATTCCATGGTCAGGCGTTTTTGGCTTGAAGGATACGACCGAGCAGGGTCCAGTTCACGGACCACGCCTTGATGGTTTCGCTTTTGTCGGGTCGGTTGCAGTTGACGCAAGCCTTGCGGATGTGGAGTTGCCAGCGTCGGAAATCGATTGGTGTGGTTTTCATGGGTTTGGGGTTTAGCGTTTTGGTGATGTCAACAAAATGGTCGGGTAGGATGACGGTGGTTTCACAAAACAATGCTTATGAGTCCAGTAAGCCTCTTCAATTGTGAATTCAGTATCAGGGATAAAGTGAAACATTACGTCCTTTTTCTCCTCCATTTGTTTATACGAAATGAACTTGCCACAATGATTGCATTTTCTCGAAGCATTATCATCTTGCTTTAGATAAAGAGAGTGTGCGGTTTTGTTTTTCATCGGTTTGGGGTTTGGTTGGTAAGTTTATAGGCTGACGCTGGGGGAGGTTTGGTAAGACCAGAGGCTGACGGTTATCGAATGCGTATAGTTTTTGGGTTTTTCTTTACATTATACCCGAACGCGTATAAATTTTGGGATTTTCTATACATTATACCCGATTGGGTATTAAACGTGGGTTCGTGTTTCCGAATCCCAAATGGCACTCCATTTGAAATTCTTCCAGCTGTCCTTCCATAAAAGTTTAAACTTTTCTTTGATTTTTGTTTCAAAACTTCTTGCCTCTTCCAAGGTGTCAAAGTCCTCCTGAAAATCATTCATCCCTCCCTCAGGATAATAGGCATCACCTGCAAATACTAAGAATCGTTTCATAGGCTTAAGGTTTGAAATAGTTTGTACGCACCACACGAATCGGTCAGGGTCTTGACTTGAGGCCCGAATCCGTTGGAGCGGGATAGCACGTACTCGCAGGCGTTACCCTTGGCCCGCACCTCAATCACCTTCCATGGGCGGTCGTTGGTGCAAGCGGTCATCAGGAGCAGCAGTAGCAGTCGGGCCATGGAACAAATCTACACAACTATTCCACACTTGCAACCTAACAGGTAGGGTTTTCTTCCAATTCTCTTACGAAGGCTTTGAGAATCTTAATCAAGCCATCCCTTTCGTCGTCGCCTCGGAAAACGATTTCAATCTTTTTTACTGGCTCAACCCTTGATGTGTCATCGTTCACATAGCATTCCATTGATGTTGACGCCATATCTTGAAAGGTCATAGCCACATATCCTCCGTGTCCTGCGTCGCCTCCTTGAAAGCCAGTATGCTCAAGCGTTGCGTTAATGATGCAAAGGCCGTTGTGTTCTAAAATTAATTTTCTCATGTTTTGGGGGTTTATTTGTTTGGTTTAATTGGTTGTAATTACTTTTTGAAAATCCTCAATGCTTCGGATTACCTCGTACCTGTACCCTGCCTCTTGGACCACTCCCTGCCACCACTTCTGCGACAGGGACTGCTTGCCCTTATTGGCCTTGAACTCAAGGAAGATGGCCCCTTTGTCCGATAGATAGGTCATATCGGCAACCCCAGCGGTCAGGCCAATACCCTTGAGAAAATGACCGTTGGTTCGGCTTCGGGGGTTGTTGAGGTTAAGGAACAACCGCCCTTCTTCTTGTGGCTTCAAGAGTTTGAACAACTTGACGCAAGCGGCTTGCAGGGTGTATTCAGGGGTCATAGCGGATATTCGTTTGCTTTGGTGTAAGGCAGTTGACATTGGACTTGTGCGGTTTTAAGCCCTCCGTTCCGGTTCTTTCGGAAGATGACTTCCATGAGGTCCTGCTCTGCGTTCTTATCGTGTTCGTATGGGCGATAGACAAAGGCGATTTTGTCGGCATCAAACTCCAGTTGCCCCGTTTCTCGAAGGTCGGACATGATGGGGCGATGGTCGGACCTGCCTTCGGTTGCCCGTGATAGCGAAGAAACCACGACCCCGAATACCTTTTGCCGTTTGCAGATTGCTTTGAGTTGCTTGGAGATGTTGGTCATCTGCTCGATTTTGGGCTTGGGTTTGTCAATCTTGGCAGGTTCTACGAGTTGCAGGTAGTCAAGGTAAAAGCCAACGATTCCGAACTTGGCCTTGAGTTTAGCGATTTCGCCTTCGATTCGGTCGAGGTTTGCTTGATGCAGGTCCACAATGTAGAGAGGCTTGCCTTTGAGTTGGTCGGCTTTTTGTGCCAAGGTCAGGAACTGCTCCGTAGTGATACGCTCGTCGGGTTTGAGGAACGCTGATCCGTCCATCGTTCCGAGGTTGGAAAGCATACGTTGGGTCAGTTGGTCTGCTGACATTTCCATCGTGAAGAACACGACGGGAATATCGGCCATGGCTTGGTTCATTGCTATTTGGAGAGCGAGCAGTGTCTTACCCATCGCAGGCCTACCACCTACGAGGATGAACTCGGACGGCTTGAACCCGGTGCAGATGTTGTCAAGCGGTCGGATGAAGGTTTGATAGATTTGGTCCTTGCGTCTGCCTTCCCGGACCTCGTTCATGTTGAAGAGGAAGTCCTTGGCGAGTTCGTGAGCAGATGATTCGGAGGCGTTGGACTCAACGGCTTGGATGGATTGATAGCGTTGGAAGGCTTTGGGTATGTCCCTATCGTGTGCCAGTTCTTCCATGATTCTCGCTTCTTCACGTTCTTTCCAAAGGTCGTGGAGGTCGGATGCGTAGGTCTTCCAGTTGCTGACAAGCCCCGCTTCGGGGTCGATGCCTTCGAGTAGGACATGGGCTTGGCCTTGGTCTGCAAGGTACTTGTAGACGGTTACGATGTCTATCTCTCGCTCTGCTTTGTGGAGGGATTCAATGGCCCGGTAGAGCAGGACGTTGTTGCCTGTGAATAGGCGTTCCGGGATTTGGGTTAGCAGGACGGTTCGGTTCACGAACTTGTCCATGAGGCAGCCGAGCAGTTTGCGTTCAGCGGACAATTGGTAGGGGTTCATCATCGGAGGTTAGGTTTGAGTATGCGAAGTTAGGTGTTCGTTGGATGGCTTGATCTTCCCATCGCTTGCCGTTGAGGTAGGTGGCCGCATGAGGGACAAACTGCACGGGTGTTTGAGAGTAAAGCCTTGAGATGTTGTTCATGGCTTCCTGTTGGTCTGCATTGGACAACTTTGCAAAGGACTTTGACGCTGCCTGCTTCCCGGTCTTGCGTGGATAGATAGCCCAAAATTGGTCAAAGATTGCACAAGTGTTCTTTATCTCCTCTTTGTTTGTTATTTCTTCTTCTCTTATCTTATCTAATCTTATCTTATCTGCTTCCGTTTGCTTAGCACTTGCTTGGTTTTGCTTAGCACTTGCTTCGGTTTGCTTAGCACTTGCTTGGCCCTTTACTTCGCCTCCTTTACGGCCTGCCTCCCTCCTTCTTTCGCTTAACCTGTTAAGGCCCTCCATCTGCAAATCAAGGAAGTCGATGCGGATTTCTTCGCCTTCGGTCTTGATTATTTCGGACTCAATCAGTTTTTGAAGGAGGTCTTTGCCTATCTCAAGGCTTGCTTGATGGGCGGTAAACTGCCCGTGCTTGACCCAGTAGAGTTGACAAATGTGGATGAAGGCCCCTTGGACTTCAAAGGATTTGCGACTGATTCGACCTGCGAGCCAATCGCTTGGGGAGTGTTTGTACCAACTATTTTCCATGGTAAAAAAAAACCCCGACTGGTCGCAGCAGCCGGGGCAGGGGTTAGTTGAGGAACCCTTTTATCTGACATCTACTTGGCTGCGACTTCAAGCGGATGCGTTTAATTGTAAATGTAGTATGCCTGCAAATTTACACTAAAAAGGCAAATCATGTGCTTGGTGTTCCATGCTTTCTTTGGCCTTTTGGTCAATCGGCTCTACTTTACCGCTGGTCTGCTCTTGCATCGGCTCCATTTTACCTGACAAAAACTTCTTGCCGTTGGCTGATTCTTTGAGCCAGCATGACAGTTTCATCTTTGTGCCATCAGGCAGGACCGCATCGCCTCGGTAGTCCGGGCGTTTCGGGTTGTCGCCTTTGTCGTTGGCGAACAAAGTGAAGGTGTTGGGTTGGGGGGTGTAACTCATGATTCTTGGTTTTGGTTTTTGGTTTTAATTGAGTAAGTGCAAAGGGTTCTCTCTACGACCTCTCCAGAGGCCCGTAAATCCCTTATGATTCGGTAGGTGGCCCCTTTGCTCGTTCCAAGAATATCTTGCAACTGAGAGGCTCTGAGAGGCTTCTGCGATAATAACCGCAAAGCCTTGATGGTATTGATTACTTGCTTCATCGAAAAGATACGGCTATGGACGCTTTGGTGGCCTTGGCTGAACATACTGGAACCTGCTCGCCTGTTGATTCGTCAAAGATAGCGGTCTTGCCTGCTTGCCTGAACGCAATCTTCAGCAGTTCCTCCCTCGCTTTCATTTGTGCTTTGAGGTCGGCATACACTTCGTCTTCCTCATAATTAGGCGTGAGGCTCCCTTCCTTGAGGGTAATCTCTGCACCGAAGGCTTGGAAGGTCTTGCCGTGCTTCGAGGCTTCGTCGGCTACGGTCTGCTCGGTCGCCTTGATGGTGGCTTCAAGAGCCTTGACGATGGCCTTGAGTTTGATGTGGGCCTCCACCGGGTTGACCTCGCCATCATTGATTCGGTCGGTCAGTTGCTGGGCGATTTGGGCTATCTCTGCCTTGCAGATGTCGCTCTTGGGGATGGTGATGAGAGTTGGGTGAATCATGGCTTGGATTTGAAGGCTTGAAATACTTGGGTTAATGCCGGGGCGCAATAGATTCCCAAGGCATCGCATAGGCTGATGTACTCGGCAACGGTTAGGTGAATGATAACGATTTTATCGGTCAGGGCTTTGACCAGTTCCTCGCCAAGGGTTGGGTACTTTTCTTTGAACTCAAGGAGTTTACGAAACTCGTCAGCGTTCATTTGTTCAAGTAGATTCATGATTTTGCAAGTTGGTTTTGAATGAATTGAATGCCTTTCTCAAATCGGGCAGGGGTCATGTGGTCGATGTCCTTCATGAACTTGGCCTGCTGCTCCTTTGGCAGTTTATCAAGCAATGCGAGGAAGTCGGCCTTGAGGGTTGCGGTGGTCAGTTCGTCGTAGGAAGGGACCAGTCCGAGTTTGTCGTTGAGGTCGCCAAGGCCCTGCTGGGCAATCGCCATCTGCACCTCGTTGGACGATGCGATGCTCGTTTCGATTCCGATTCCGATACAGGCCAAGGCACGTCCCCAAGCAGAGGTTTCGCAGTTCTCGACGTAACTTGTTTTGTTGATCATTGATGAGGTCCTGTCCTCGGAGGCGTGGCCCGTAGCACGGATGCGACCTTCGTTGTCCCGGATAACCGCACGTATGCAGCAGCGGTCGGGTTGCAAGTCAATGAGTTCGGATTCCATTGACCAGCCTGCGTAGGCTGATTCGTTGCGGAAGTACAGGAGGCGTTGATTGACTTCAACGTAGTCCTTGCCTTTGATGTTGGTGGTTTTGAATTTGTGCATGGTTTTGAGGTTTAGTTGGTTAGGAGTGCGAAGATGAAGCGCCCGAAGAAGGCGATGCCGAGGCAGGCAGTCAGCAGGATGTAGCCCGTTGCAAGGGCTGCTTCGATTTTGGCTTTGGTTTCGTGGTTCATAAATCAAAGGGTTACAAAGTAGGTAGAGTTCACGATTTCGTCATTAGTATTGAATTCAATGACTTCGGAGTATTCTTGCCATTCTTGAGCCTCTGCACCAAATTCGTGCGTGTGTTCGCAGTCCATAAAGGCTGATTGGAAGGTTGGCTCAATGGCTCCATGTGAACTTGAGAATCCGTAGTTGGACCAGTTAATGGCTTTGAATCGGTTTGGGGTTGGGGTTTGGTTGTTCATGGTTTTAAGTTTTGAGGTTGGTTTGTAAAGCAAAGTTAATACGGCCCGACCCTATTTGTGCCACCTCGTAGCAAAAAAATTATTCATCCCCCGTTTTATTGCGATTTCAGGGGTATTGGCTACATTTGTACAAACCTAAGCCATGCCCGAATACCACTCCCTTCGACCTGCCAAGGCCCTGACCAACGCCCTTGAGAGGCTGATGATCGCCATCGACAACGCTGATCTGGAAGGCAACCACGCCCTCCTGCTGGAATACAGGAAAGCCTGCGAACTACTCGGATACGATCCTGCCATGGCTCAATGGGCAGGGACCAAGGAGGTCAGCATCGCAAGTCAGCAGAAACTCGCAGACGAAGTGCAGGTCAGTTATTTTCACGCTCTAAACCCCGAAGAATGAGAACCATCACTCACCTTGTCGTCCATTGTACGGCCACGCCCAAGCATACGACCATCGCATCCATCCGCAAGCATTGGAAGGAGGCCCTTGGATGGAAGTCGGTCGGCTATCACAAGATCATTGATTCGACTGGGAATGTAACGGTCTTGGCTCCTGATAGTGCCATCACCAACGGAGTGCAAGGCCACAACGCTACAAGCCTCCACGTCAGTTATATCGGAGGCAAGGACAAAGATGACCGTAGTATCGGGCAGCGTCAAGCAATTGCCGTGGTGCTTTTAGATTGGCTTAAGAAGTACCCTACCGCAAGGATATGCGGACACAGGGACTTTCCGGGGGTTACGAAAGCCTGTCCCCAGTTTAATGCTGAAAAGGAATACGGCTACCTATACCTGACCGCTGCCGGTTAGTACAACCTATCCGCTGGCGTGAAGGTGGCGTGAACTTGAAGTTCGGGACCCTTGTTGTCTTTGCTGGTATTCCGTGATGTTTCCAGTTTCAACCAATAGCCTCCCAAAGGCTTCGGGCCTCTTCCTCGCTCAGTATGAAAGCCCATGTAGCCTCCGTCCCATTCTTCCTTGTAAGTAGCCGTACGAAGTTGGTGAATAGGTTTTTGAATGAGGGTTTTGGTTGAGCGGTCATAGCGGTGAATCATATTTTGATGGTAGTACAATTCGTGGACGTGGCCCATCCAAGTCAAGTCGTAGCCTTCGGTCCCGGCAAGGAGCCTCTGATCGTGAATTACTCCGCGGCTGACCGCGCCTCCCCCACTATGCCCATGAAAATAATGCACTACGAAGTTGACTCCACGGATTGTATCGTGCAGCACTCGGATGTCAATGGTTCCTCCGTAACCCCCAACCTGAACCGCTGACCCTGTGGCGTAGTTGAGGGTGCTTGCGAAGCGTTGCAGGAGGTCTGTTTCGCCATGCTTGATGATAGCGGTTTCGTGGTTGCCGTAGCCTATCAGCAGAATGTTTTTGGCGTAGGGGGCAAACCATTCCACCGAGGTGTCCACGATAGCGTCAAAGTATCGGTCGGTGTTGTGTTCGGGACGAATCAGGGACTTGTCCGCACGACGGTCATATTTACCGCCCATGCAGCAGTAGGTGTCGCCATTAAGTATGATGGCAGCATTCCGCTTGACGGCTTCGTCCAAGTGATTTTTCAGCAAGCCTCTATCGCAATGGGGGTTGTCCCAATGCAGGTCGCTGACAAGTAAGAACTCCTGCCCCGATTGGCAGGTTACTTCGTGGATGTTTCGGGTGTGCTTGGTGGCTGGTAGGATCATGAGAGGCTTTTAAGTTTAGCATTCTCGGACTGGAGTTCGTGGATGGTATGCTCCATTTCCTCAAGTCGTTGACGCAAACTTACGACCTCGTTACGAAGTTGTGTTAATTCTTTGTTTTGGGACTCGCTGGTAGCCTGCCACATAGCGAGGACCGCTTGGGCCTGCCTGACTTGCAGGGACTCCGATTCAACACGGCCCTTGGTGAACCAAGCGACCGCTCCACCGACGATTGCTGCAACGCTCCCGACGATGGTGGTTTCGATTAGGTTCATTACTTGTTCGGCTCGCCCTTTGTTTTATCCAAAGCCATCCAACCAACTGACAACAAGGTCAATACGGAACCGATGATTTCGGTGAGGGTCGCTGAATCAATGATACCTTTAGCAACAAGGGTTCCACCGATGAAGGTTAACAGGTGGCGAAGTAGTGCGATGACGGCTGATTTCATTATTGGGAGTTTAGGGGTTTCGGGGTTGCGTTTGCGAAAGAGTTTCATAAAGATTTGTGTTCGTTGTAGTCGGCTGCGTACTGTTCGTCCCATCCTGCGAAGGTGTGGATTCCGACTGGTTCGGGCCAAGTTTCGTACTGGGTAGCCTCTTCGGGTGCGTCGCCCTCCCAAAGGATGTCATAGCAGATAAAGCCATCCAAGACTCCGAGGTCAAACGCAGCGGTCGTGCCTGTGGATAGAGCCAGCACCTTGTCAGCGTCGGCCTGCTTGGGGAATGCGTATTTTCGGAAGGTAGCCATCGTTAGAGGGTTGTAAGGGCAACGAGTTCTGCGTTGGTTAATCGAGTGGTGTAGAGGGATAAGGCACTAATCCTTTGGTTGCCTCTCCCCTCAAAAAATCCAGTCAAGTTTATGTTAATCTCAGTTAATGCAGCAGTAAAAGAGAATGCGGTTGAACTCGTCCCAATTGGAACCCCATTGATATACAAAGCGCTTTCGCCAGTCTTGTATGCAACCGCTATTTTCAGATTTCCTGACACGGTGCCTGATGCTGCTATAGTTAAGGCTGGCGATGGGCCAGATGTGTATACGGTGGCTTGAATTATATTGGTAGAATTCTTGCTTATCGATACAGTATTCGTTGTGGCCCTTGCAAAGCAAAATAAATCACTTGCCCCGCTAACAAGTGCATCTGTTTCCAAATAAATCGTCCCCTCCGTCTGCCCGATGCATCCGCTGACTGCTCCTGATAGGGTTATTACCTCTGCGTTGCGTGTTGCGCTTGTGGTAGTTGTGGGGATGTAGGAGGTGGCGATGGAGCCTGTTTCAAGTTGTGCGCCAAAGATGTAGCAAGTGTCTCCGCTGACGGTTACAGGGATGTTTGATGTAAGCGCCGCCGTTGGTCTTATCATTATATGAGGATTAGCAGGGGTATAGCCCATTGTTACCGCAAGGTTACACCGATACCATCCATTGCCATAATTCTCAATGCCCGACCGAACAACGGTGAATCCAGCACCCGTTGAGCCACTTGATGCTAATTGTCCAGTATCTAAGCGGAAAGCCTGACAAGCACCTGATGTGTAGTTTGTAGCGGTTCCATCTTGAAAAACCAAGGACACACCGCTGGATAATGTTCCGAGTTTAGCAAAGCAAGAAAAATCAAGCGTTGCTCCACTTGTCAAAGTTACGGATTGACGCAAACGACCGCCCGCTGCGGAAGCCTCAATTAATGCACCTAAATTGCTGTTGGTTGGTGATGTAAACCCACTCGTTATATTCAAACTGGTTGCCGACCAAGTTGTTGTAAAATTCTCGCTCTGCAACGCCAAGTTCGACCCACTCGCCTCCACCAAGAGAGCAGGGCAGCCAGCCGTTCCTCCGCTGGTGTAGTAATCCAAGCGAGGCACACCGCTTGCAACGCTTTCAATGAAGCCAGCCGAATTGAATCGGGTCGCAGTCGTTGCACGGGTAACGTTGAAGTCCCCCGAACTTGCCAAGACAACCCCAGCCGAAGTCGTAGCGATTTGTGTGTAGAGTTTCCCCGTCTTAAAGCGAGCAGGGACAATAAGTAGTGATGGACTTGCAGGCATCTGCTATGCGTTTAGGAGATTATACATTCGGACTTCGAGGCAGTTGATGAAGCGAACCTCCGCAGCGTCAGCCGAGTCGGTATTCGCCCGTTGCATAAACGGCTGCCAAGAGTTGGAATAAAAGACGAAGAAAGCGTATGATTGGAAGGAGTTAAGGAATCGGGTTTGGAGGCATCCATTGACCGCAGCCTCGGCAGGCAAAGCCCCGTCAGCGTCTGCACGTTGGTTGAATGCAAGCCAAAACGGATTGCCACCGCCAAGCAGTTGGTTGGTTGGATAGCCGTAGCCGTAACCTATCAGCATTGCTTACAGGAATGTGAAACCGATAACCGAACCGACGCTTGGAGTTACCGCAGTAATCTTGCCGCCATTGCGACCGCTGATTACGATGCCAGCGGATATGGAAGCCCCCGAAAAGTTGTAAGCGGTTAGCAGGTTCTCACTTCCAGTTCCAGTAAGGGTTGTAAATGTGGCAGCGGTGTTGACTACAAGGAAGTCGTAGTTTTTCCCGGTAACGGATCCATTGATAAACTCCATCGTACCGCCCTGTCCGAGCATTTGTTGCAATATGGGTGTAGGCATTTTTTAGCGTTTAATTGTAAATGTCTTTTAACTCGGAATTTCACAAACTGAATGACCGTAGGGGATTTCAAAGGTCATCGTCGCCTGCCACCCTGCCGTGCGGTCGTCCCGGCTCTCCACGAACCTCGTAAGGCTCACGCTGGATGATAGGGTCCAATCCTCGCTTGGGTCGTTTGTGAGGGCTGATATGAAGTCCTGTGCTACCTGCAGTTGGTCGCTTAGGACCTCGTCCTCGTTATCCTGCCAACCCAGCGTAGGGCTGCCCGAAACCACTCCGCCCATCGGCTTGATGGACTCCACCCGGTCGCTAAAATAGACACCGACCACAAGGTCCAAAGTCCCAGCGTCAGTAGTTGCAGACTGCACGTCCGCAAAAACGAGCGGATAGACGATTCGCTCACGGCTTGGGGTTCGCAGGTTGATGGTGTTGTCCGTGCCTACCGCAAGCGGGTCGCCCGTCCCGAAGGAGTTGACCTGTGGATGAGCATTTGCAAGGTCCAGCAGGGCTTGCTTGATTTTTATCCATGACATAAGTCTGCAGTTTCAGTATGTTTTTTTTATGCGCTCCCATGCTTAGCAGTCGTTACACGCCCCGAATTGACCGTAAGGGTAGGGGTAGTCAAGGTTGCTGATTCCCATCCTCCTGTTGCGGTCCAAGACCATCCCGGTGCGGTAGTTCGTAGCGTTCGGGTAAATCGTATCCAAAGCAGACGGAGGCGAGTTCCACAAGGGGTATGAATTGCGGTTCTCCATCAAGTACCGGGTAATGCGTTCGGAGTACCACTCGGCATCGTTCTTGACCTTATCGGTTAGCCGGGTAATCTCTTCCATGCTCATTTGGGAGGACTCTTCGCTTGTTCTGCGGACCATGCCTTTGTTCATGTACTTGAACGCTAAGACCATGGGCAACTCGTAGTAAAGCCACTGAATCATAGCCGGCTGGATGTAGTCCTCCAAGAGCGTTTGGTTGAGTGCAGACGTTGAACCGCTGACGACCTGCGTAACCAATTCCCCGTACAACGGAGAGCCAACGATGGGCTGAATCCGCATCTCTTGGACCTTGACAACCGTTGGACGGATTTGGGTGTAGGATACGTTCTCGTTGATGATGCTATTGTCCAGTAGCGTTTCTTCGCTTATGAATAGTGCCTTCATGCCTTGCTGATTTTATTGCCTTTACGGATTACCAACTGCTGCTCCCATACGTGCCTGCATTGGGGACGATTCACTCCGCTCGGTGTGTGATACCAACCGCCCCTCCTGTTCCAAACCGAGTAGCCCATGATTGCAGAAATCCCGTCAATGTCCTCACGGGTGTAAACCTTGCCTTGCCCGGCTAAGTCAAGCATGACCTTGCAGAACTCACGGCTGGATCCTTTGTCCTTGTTGCTGAATCCCGTGGCCCATGCGTACTTGTAGCGGACCTCCAGTACAGGCTCGGCAACTTCCTTCACGTTCTTTGGAAGGTTCTGCTCGGCAATCTTGTCCACGGCCCGACTGATTGGGTAGCGGTCTTTTGTGATTAGGTAGGCGACTCGCTTGGCGACCTTGGCTTTGCTGACCCCGAACTCCTTTGCCATTTCTTCAACCGATGCGTCCCGGTTCTTCTTGCGATACGCTTCAATCTTCTTGTCCAGTTCGACTTCTTCTTCGCCCAGTTCGGCAAAGGCCAAGCGGATATTCTCGTCGATGTTGGTGTCAAAACGCATTGGCTTGGAGTGCATCACATGGTAATCATCTGCATGACATCCGAACTTACTTGCAACGACCTCCAAGACCTTGAATTCTTCGTCGCCCCATCCGTAGTCTTCGTCGTCTTCCTCGCCCCAAGTCGGTTCGCTGAACTCTTGGGACTGCACTCCGAGCATCGTGTCAATCTCTTGGGCAGATAAACCGAATCCAGCCGAGAGCATGGTCCGAGCCATTTCCAGCGTGATTTTTTCCTGCATATACTGCCTGACAATACGCATCAGGTTTTGGTACTCACGGCCTGACAACTTCTTGATGTTCTCGTTTGATGCCAAGCCTTGCGGTGCAGTAGGTTCAGGGCTGATCTCTACGGCTGCAGTTGCTCCTGCAAGACCCGAACCCTCTGCCTTTGCAGGCAAGGACACCAAGGCCCTAATTTCGTTGGCTGACATGGATTCCAAGACCTTGTTGGCAACCAACGGAGAGAGTGAATTGATAGCCGTGATAACGTCCTGAACGCTTGATTCGGTCTTGATTTCAATCGGTGGCAATCCCGCTTTTTCTCGCAGTTCTGCTGGGGTCATGGCTTGAAGGAGAGCCTGTTCGCTCAACTGCTCCGTGATGGGGTTTGTAGGGATTAACTCCATGCCTTCCACACCGTTAAAAGACCCCAAGTAGTTTATCATTCTTTCGACCTTCTGCACCCGGTCGTTGACGTAGGTCGCCTTGAATAGTTCGTAAGCCTCGACTAATTCAGTCCTTCCTCCGAGTTGGCCCTCGGTTTTGACACCGAATAACGCTGGATTCGTTACACGATGTGCGATGAATATCTCTTGCTGGATGGCTTTGTTCAGGATTTCGAACTGCTTGTCCATATCGGACGGAGTCAGCGGTTCCAGCGTCGGGGCCTTGGCTGCATCGTCGTTGAATGTAACCACAAAGCGACCAGCGTTGTCGGTTCCCGAAAACTTGCGTTTAATCTGCCTCTCAATGTCGCCCTGTTCTTCGGGGGTCGGGATGCCGTTGTTGAAGTTTATCAAGTAACCCCCCCAAAAGTTGTTGCGTAGGTTGTTGTTGTGGAAGTTCGCCACTTGCACGTCTGCCTCAATCCAAGCATTGCCACCGATGTATTCCGGCAAAGGGTAGTGCTTCACGCCAGCAGCATAGACCCTGTAATAAAACAACTGCTTACCGAGGCGATTCTCCGGGTCGAATGCAGGAATCTTCTCGATGTCCCCGACCTTGGGGAACAACTGCATCATGTCGTCGTTGTACCAGTCCGCCACCTGAAACATCTTCTCCTCCTTGTCCACCCGAATCTTCTCGAACGGGACGTGTTCCATCTTGGCGATGGTCCCAAGTTTGGACCAAGTAACCGCAACCGCAAAGCCGTTGAAAATCTCTAAGTCCAAGACCAGTTTCTCGGTGATGTCGTTCAGGTCCTCCGTGCTGGACATTCCGTCAAAAAACTTGATGAAGCGGGCCTGCTGCTCTACGGTCAAGTCATCCCCTGCCTGCCATCCTCCGCCCATGATGTAGTTGACCTTGCCGTTGACGATGGCATTGTGCTTGCTTGACCTGCGATAGTTGTCAAGTAGGTAGTAGGGGTATTCGTTCGCAAAGCCGTAGGTGATGTATTTGCCGGAGCGGTTCTCCAGCATTACAGGGACCTTATGCTCTATCCCAAGCCATTGGGTGAAGTGTTGAGTAGATTTATTACTCATAGCGTGTGAACTGTGAATGAAAGGGCTGAAATCGTGATACTTGCACCGCTATCGATTGCGTTGATGTAGATGGTGAACTCATCGTTGACCGCACCTGTAACGTATGCCTCCGTATAAATGGCATGGCCGTTGCTATGACTCGTCGTGTTTTCCGTCATTGACTGGTCAATCGTTGTGCCGTTCTTGGCGATGTAGACTTTGATTTGGTGGTTGTTGCCCTGCGTCAAGACCATGGATGCAGCGATGCGAAGGGTCGCCCCCGTTGTGCCGGTGTAGGTCAGCGATGTCGTGGTCCTTGAAAAATTGTAGGTTGACAAAACGCCTGATTTCATCGCACTTGTCAACTTGACTCTTTGCCCCTGCGTCGGAGTAAAGGCCGTGTCGGTATCAAGGTAAAGGTTCGCAAAGCCCCGTTCCCTGTCAAGCGTTGCGGTGTCTGCAAGGTCGTCGAACAAGCCACCAACACGGGATGCGGTGTTCGCCCCGGCAGCGGTTTCGTTGGTAATGGTTAAGGCACTCGCTTGGAGTTGGCTTCGTGTTTGTACGCTCATTATGCGAAAGTTGAGTCAAAGGTTGAATCGAATACCCTCACGCTGGATGCGAGGAAGGTGTTGTAAGTAATTGTGTTTGCGTAGGTGTTAAAGCCTATCGTTGCGGTTTGTATAAATGCCAAGCCCGTTTCAACGACCGCCAAAGCAGCGGCAACCGTGCTATTGGTATCGTAAACTTCATACTTATACGAGCCTGTTTCAAGCGACCCCACGGCAAGCGAAAATTGGTCATAGCGATTCGTGTAGTTGGAAAGGTTGGCTGATTTCAGCAGGGTGAAATCGGTCGTGGTGTTCTTTGCGATGCTCGTAAGGCGCAGGATGTAGCGGTCCCCCGTGCTGGCTCGCTCGGTCCATGTAACCGTCAGGATGTTGGTCGTGTCAGGGTTCAGGTAAAGCATCTGCTTGTAAATGTGCGATGCCCCCGAATTTCACAATTTGCGCCCAATCTGCCTGTACAACTCGGCCCGCTTCTTGGCGGTTTCGACCACGTTGAACTGCTTTTTGATGTCGGCCGTGAGGTTGTCAGCCAAGCCCTTACGCAGGTCGGGGTCAAGAATTAACTGCTTGATATACTTGTACCAGTCCTTGGGTTTGTTGTAAGGAACAAGAAACCCGTTCTCTCCGTGCTTGATTACGTCCGTGTAGGGGATGGTTTCGGATGCGATAATTGCCTTGTTCATCCACCCTGCCTCGACGACCTTTAACTCGGACTTGAGTTTGTTAAACTTGGTGTCCCTCAAAGGTGCAAGGGTTACGTTCACGAAGTTGTAGCCACCCACATAGGAATAGATGTCAGCAGCCTGAATGCGTCCGTAGTTCGGGTTGTTGCCTTGATCGCTGATTATTTTCTCATAGCCTTCATAGACAGGGTTGTTGTCGTTCCACCCTCCGAGGTAGAGGCGGTACTTGCCGTCAAGGTTTGCGTCCCAGCGTAGTTTCTGCATCCCCTCACGGAGCATCTCCATGTCCTCTCCATGCTGCGCCCCACCGAACCAACCGAACTTGACGAGGTGCTTGTCGGGTTCTTCGTCGGGGTTGGGAATGAATTGCTGATACGCTTCGTAAGGCTCGTTCTGCAATATGCTCACATTCGCATTTAGAGGCCGTATGCGGGCAGCAAGATGCTCGGTAGTACAGGTAACCCAATCGGCTAATTTGATGTGCTTACGGATGACCTCTGCGAGTTTGGTTTGGTGATAGTGGCGATACATGATGTGGCCCGATTCAAGCACCCAGTAGTCGTCCAAGTCAAGGATGACTTTGGCCCCGAATTGGGTCAGGGCTTTGTAGACGTTCTCCACCTGCTCCATCGTCCCCTGACACCAAAGCCGGCTGAACAGGAACAGGTCAATGGACTTCAATCCCTCGTCGCTGATGGTGGTGATATTCTCAACGCACACATAGTCAAATTCCGGGTAGTTGTCGCCAAGGTATGCGTTCGGCATTTCAAGGCGGTAGAAACTGCACCCGGTTGGATGGGCGTTGTAAACGATACAAATCTTCATGGGGTAAAAATAAGAAGGGCAGCCATTGCTGACTGCCCCTCTCAAACCTCAGTGATGAAAACCTGATGCGAAGATACTACGAACCGAGTATCTGTGCAGTCGATGGTGAAAAGACTGTGGATGCAATCACGAACATCGGGTCAGGTTCCATCCCGGTAAGCGTCAACTCGTAGCCACTTCTATCCCCGAAGGCAGTACCAGTTCCAGCGGTTCCAGCGGTTGCCTCCAAGCCGTTGGCAGAGCCTAACAACCAGTAGCGGTTGTTGTTGTCTTGGACGATGACGATGACACGGTTGCGGACCAGCAAGCGGAGTTCGTTGCGGACTGCGACTTGCAGTTTGTTGATGGTGAAGGTTACTTCGGGGGTGTAGTAGATTGAACCGTTCTCGATGCTTGCGTTCAAGGTTTCCGTCAAAGACGAAGTGGCCTTGGTCAAGTCATACTCGAAGAACCCACCCGAAGCGTACCCCGTGAAGCCCGTTACCGCACCTGATAGGTTGGCATTGCAGGACCCCGTTGGGATGAAGGATTGGACATAAATTGTTTTGATTCCACCTACGGAATCACGGCAGCCGAGGGCGTAGCCAGTTGTTAAGGAGCAGGACATATGTGTATTTGGGTTTTAAGTTTCAAGAGAACAAAAAAGCAGGGGGAGGTTTCCCTCCCCCCTACACATTAGGTCAAGCGGAAGTCAACAACCAAGTCCGGCCACGCCAGTTGCACCCCGCATTTGAAGGCTGCGATACTCCGTACTTCGTCGTTGTCCCTCGAATAAAAAATCGAGAACTGCTCCTCGTCGCTTAACAAGTCGGTTCCGTAGAAGAAGTTGCCGAGGTAAGATGCAACGATTCGGTTTGTTCCAGTCAATCCGGGAACTGCGATGACACGGACGTTTGTACCGGGGTAGATGAACTCACCATTAGCAAGGCTCGCAAGGTCAACTTGGTTGTACAATACTGCCAAACCACCTGTATTCGTTCCTTGCTTAAAGGCTTGAACCAAGGTGCGGTAGTTATTCCAACCGCAGAAGATTACGAGGTCGTTCTTGGTCAGGATGGCCTGTGGGATTTGGTTGTAGATGTTATCAAAGATGCCGATAACATTCGATGAAGTGATACCAACGGAGGCAGAAACCGCACCCGTGTTACCGCTGATGGTAGAACCCGAAGCAGCGTTCAAAATTTGAAGCATACCGCTGAAGTAAGCGTTACCCTGCCAAATTGCCGTTTCCAAAGCCTCAGCAATGCGAAGAGCCTTCTGCTCGGCAAACGCCTGCTCGAAAGGAACGCCATCGTACATTGAACCAGCAGTCAACTGGGTCTGCGTCCAATACTGCTCCAAGGAGCGAGGACACAAAGTTTCCATCACTTTCATGCGGCCAACGGTCAAGACCCTTGCGCTGATTGTGGTTGTGCCGGAAGTTGTGTATCCGCAAGCGTCTCCACCTTGCAACACCGCATCGGTGTCCATTAGGTTGAGGTTTGCAGCGAACTTGATGCCCACCTGCTTGGTGAACAAAGATGCTGACCGAGCGGAAAATACCGCTTTGGTGATTAGTGGTAACCGCTCTTGGTCGGTATACGAACTAAGGTTGGTGAAAGTAAATGCCATGGTTAGTGGGGGTTTAGGGGGTTAGTTTTTTTTGAGTGATTGTAGTGCTTGTGCGAGAGCGTTGAAGTTCTGCGATGCAGCAGCCTTGCGTTGCTCAACGATTGCTGAACCGCTTGCTTTGGGTGCTTCGGTTGGGAGTTCGCTGACTTTTTCAACGATGTCGGCCATGGTTTCGACCTGCGATGCGAATGCAGACATTTTCTCCTTCATTTTTCCCATCTCGGCATAGGCTGCCTTGAGTTCTTCCATGATGGCTCCGAGGTGCTTGGCTACAATGGCCTCCACAACTTCGGGCGTCATCGCAGGATAGGCTTCTTTGATTTCCTCGGTAACCTCAACGGCCACTTCCGGAGTAATTTCAGCAGCAACGGGCAAGGCTTCGATTTCGGGGGTTGCGACTTCGGCAGCGATGACCTCAACGATTTTGCCTCCTTCGGTCTTGATTGTACCAACGCCTTCAACAACGTGTTCGCCATCGGGTGCAGGGAGCGTGCCTTCTTCGGCTACAACGTAAACGGCAGTCCCGGCAACGAGGTCGCCATCAACACGGACAACGGTGCCGTCAACGAGTTTGTAGTCAGCGAAGGACTGCTTTTGGGTGCTGAATTTGCGGAGTTCAGTCCGCAGGGATTCGATTGCGTTTTTCAGGTTCATAGTTAGTGGGATTTGTAGGTGGGGGTTAATTGTTGCAAAAAAGCGGTTAATTCGTCAGCGAGGCCAGCGAGTGCGACCTCCAGTTCGGATTCGGTCTTGTCCATCCCGAAAAGGCCCTCAACGGAGAAACCCCGGAATAGATTGCGGTTGTCCCACACCTCGTCATTCTCAACCTTAAAGGAACCGAACCAAGAGCCGTCGGGTGTGTCCTCGTAGCCTTTGGGAGGCATCACGCCACGCTCGGAGTCGGTGATGTAGGACTCGAACATGAACACGCCATCCAGTTCGGCATTGTGGTAAGCGTTGACGTTGTGCTGGTTACCTTGCTTGAAATACTTTTGGACTATCTTGCGGATGGTGGTTTTGTCAAACACGACGTAGTACTCTCCGTAGGTTTCGTCCTTGCGAAAGATGGGCGTGTCTGCAAGCATGAGAGGGCCAGTAAGCACTCTCCGCTCGCCTGTTTCGGTGAACTTTTGTGGTGTCTTTGCGAAGGCTTGGAATGGCCTTTCAATGGCGGGCATATCGGTCAGGGCCACGAATTGGACCCCTTCATCCACCTCGTCCACGGTCATTCGGTATATGGGTAGTTCCATGCAGGTAAATGTGGTTAGGCTCCAAGAGTTGCAAATTCCTCCAACCTCCGAACCCTCCGAGTGCTTTGGGTGATGTCCCTCTCGACCACATAGGCTCGCATAGGCGATGAGCCTTGGCCTTGGCCCATTGCAGCACCATCGGTTCCAAGCATAGTTGTTTGAGGGTTTGCGAAGATGGGAGGAGGTGCAACCTCTCCGCCTCCACCACCTCCAGCAGTCAACGCTCCACCGCCTCCACTTGCCGAACTGCCTTGGAATTGGGTCTTACTGATTTTGGCGACCTGCGCCAAACCTGTCGCAAGGGCGATGCCTGCTTCAACAAATTGACGACCCGTTGCGAGTTTAATCGGGTTCCCTCCAGCAGTCAGGGCAGCGGTTACGGCCATGAAGGTGTTGATAAGGGCTTGACCCATGCTGGCCTTCTTGTTTATCTCAAAGGCTTTCCGTTGGTCTTTCTCGGACTTGCCCAAGCCAGCGGTCAACAAATCACCAAGCGCACCAACGGCATTTGATGCCATCTGCAAGTCCTGTTGCCTACGATTGCGTTCAATCTTCGAGATTTTGTCTGCACTATCCTCGGCAATGCCTTGCTCTTTAAGTCGCATTTCCTCCGTCAGCAGGATGTAGGCTTTAGCAAACTCGTCCGAATCCGTGAATCTCTTTTTGAGGTCTGCTTCCCTTTGTTTCTTTTCTTCCCGAAGGATTGCAAGTTTCTCATCTCTCAAAGCCTTTTCCCTTGCGAGTTCATCGTTTATCCTGCCAATCTTAGCCAAGCGAAAATTCTCGGCTTCTTGACTGGCTGCCAAATCCATCGCCCTCAAATCTTCTGCATCTTTCTTCTGCTTTTCTATTGCATCGGTTCGCAGTTTGGTTTGATAAGTCAGCCTTGCGACCTCTTTCTCGTGAATCAGTTGCGCTCGCTCTTCTTCTTTCTCGGCTGCTGCAATCCTTGCGTCATAAGCAGCCATCAAGAGATTCTGAACCTTTGCCTCGCTTTCGCCTCTTGCCTCTGCAAGTTCAACCTGCCTTTGCGCTAATTCGGATACGGCCTTGAGGTCTTTCGTTTCAATGCCCAAGAAATCCTTGACAACCTTTGTGAGTTTTTCCCAATTCTCAACAAGCAATCCAACACCAACAATCGCTGCACCAATACCCGTTGAAATCAATGCAGTCCTAAAGAGGCGAAGGCTTACGATGGTTCCTTTGAGCGTCTTATCGTAGAGGGCCGTTGCAATCCTGTTGGCCGTCATTGAGATAGCCGATTCCTTTTGAAGGAGGACCGTTACCTGCTGGATTCCGTTGGCAATAGCCATGGTCGCATTGACCTGCAACATAGCCTTTTGGATGTCCTCGTTTTCCTCGCCAAATAAAGCAGCAGCACCTTGAGCGATTTGAAAGCCAGCAGCAACGCCTTGGACCGCTTGCGTAAATGCCTCAATGTTTTTGGTGTCCGAGCCAAGGTTTTTGACCCTTTGGCTAACATCGCCAATGGTGTCGGATAGTTCCCCTGCCTCGGCTTCTAACTTCCGAAATTCTTCGGAGTTCTCTTGCCCGGCAACCGCAAGGTCAACGAGCGCACGTTGTAAATCACGGAGCCGTTTCTTTGCGGATTCCGTGCCTTGTGCGGTGGAGTCTTTAAGCCCTACTTCGAGGACGATTTCTTTAGTTACTGCCATAGTTTTTATTTATTCTGCCATGCTGGTAATCCCGACACAACTTCCAAGACCTGACCTTCCGTTCCGATAGACAAGTTTTTCCAATCGGTGCCGTCCCAATACTTGATGTCGCCTGCTGCATCGCCCGGGGTATAGCCTTCACCTGCTGGACCGACCGCACCCGTTGCTCCTGTTGCTCCAGTCGCACCTGTTTCACCCGGAGGACCCGCAACCGCTGGCAGTTCCTTGACCAATGGAATCGGGGGGACTTCGTTCGGGTAATCCGAGTCCGTTGCTGGAACCGGGCCGTCGTAGGGGAAGTAATAGATTTGCTTTGGAGCGAACTCGGTGAGGTTAAGAATCCTGCGAAGGGTTACCCGGCACGGCTTCTGCTGACCTATCTCGTAATCCCGAATCTCAAGCAGCCTCCAACGGACCCCTCCGTAGTAGATGGGAGTGCGGAAGTCAAGTTGGCTGATGTCCACGGCATTGAGCATAATGGACAACTCCAACTGCATCGCCTCACGACTGACGGTTTCTTGGATAAAGTTCCACCAATAGATGTTGAACAGGTTATTGTTTGTATATGCGTAAGGGTCGCTATTTGCGGCGACATTCACCGCATAGTACAACTGCTTAGGTATTCCAAAGGCAAGGTCGAAATCTGCTGCGTAAGGGTTGTTAAGGTGGCTGACAAAGGGCAGATTCAGCAACGACTCTGCGAGTGCAAACGAACCGCTGACTCCGTATTGGTAGGCCCACGTCGTCGGTGCTTCGATGAGGTTGTACTGGGCTATTCGGTAACCGCTCTGCAAGGTCTTGATGGTTCCCGACAAAGCGGAGCCGTCCAAGTCCCAAACCCTACCGATTACCTTGTCAGTCGTGAAGTTTGCAGGGATAAGGGTGCTGCAAGCGAGTTCGACGATGTTCTCGCCCTTGCCGTAGAAGTTGTCGGTTGTGAAGATTCGCCCTCCGTAGCCTTCCTTCGCCAATGGGTAGTTCGACTTGTCCAACTTGGATAAATAATCCCCGGCATCCTTGTACTTGAACACGATGGTCTTGTATTGGTTCGGGTCCCCATTCGTGATGTTCTGCTCGGCATTCTCATCCGATTTCTGCGACCAGTCCACGACCCCCGATGAATAGAAGTTCATCCAAGGTTCCACGATGAGGTTCTTCGGGTCGGCAGGGTCCGCCATGAAGTAGAGGTTGAACATCTTTTGCAGGTCTTGCAGGAGGTCGCTCTGCTTCACGTCAGCAGGCAGGGCGGTAGCCATATTAACTTGCTGGGTTGGGAATGATAACGGGTTATCCAAGCACTCCCATAGCACGGTTGCACCCGACAATATTGTCGCACCACTCGCAAAGGCATTAAAAAAACTTGTAAATACAAAACCAATATTTGCGGTTATGTTCGCAGGTATAGTGATGTTGGAGAATGTGGTCGATTGTAAGCCTGTAAGCCCTCCGGGTGCTTCAAGGGTTATTCCCTGAATGACTGAAATATCCCCAGAATTGGTCAAGTCCCTAATTGACATATTAAACCTCAACCTACTTTCAGCAGGAAATTGCCCGTGCCTCAATGCATAGTTAACAGTTACATTCCAACGGGTTGGTGCTGATGGAGCGACGAAGGTGCTTGATGAAGGAACCCAATAACCGGGTCGGTCGTAGTAACTGCCCGTTTCATCTTGAAATTGCATCGTGAGGTTTTGGTTAAGGGTCCCACTTACATTACCCGTACTACTCACAAAAATCGCAGACCCTGATAAGTTGAGGGACACATCTCCAGCAGCGTAAGGAATGACCAGTTTACCGAACCGCTCCGAGTTAAAGAACTCCGAGGTGTACCGATAGCCTGCCTGTGCGAATATCAAGTCCACCATCTTTTTAACATAGATGCTTGGGGTCATCTTGTAGAACGGCACGGCAAACCACCCCTGCGTAACTACGTCCGTGTAGCCGTAGGAATCTACCAAGCCGTAAACGTAACCGCTCGCACCACTTGCGGTCCAAGTCGCAGAAACATGGGCCGAGGTCAGCGTGTGGTTCATACCGCTTACCCCAACGGTTGTCGCAAGGAGGTTGCCCTCAATGGACTTGAATAGGCTCACATCGTCCGAGAATAGGCCCACTTCGTAGGTAACCTCGCCCCGAATCTTGGACATGGAAATCAGTTGCAGCACTCCGCTGAACACCTGCACCCCGTCCTCCCACATCGCAGCACGAATCTTCTTGTTGGGCTGAAATCCACCCACGAATGATTGAATGTTGTAAGCATGACCAAAGCAGTCCCGATTTGTTGTCGTATTAGGCAACGTGATTGTCTTGGAGAAAGACCCTCTCCGCTTGGTTATGTCGGCAATGTCCTCCACCGAAAAGGTCAGGGCGATGTCGATTTCGCCCATAGTATCGAGGATGTAGGGAACCTCTGCGTTTGATTCGTTGAGAGGGTAGGCGATGAGGGTTACGCTCATAAAATGTTGTTCTTGTAAGCGACTGCAACCTCGACCTGCAACTGAGTCAGGCGGTCGTTCCTGCGAGTCGTGAATTGGTAAGTATTGGCGTTGACAATGGCTTCAACGAGTTGCCCATCCAGTTCAAGCCATACCTGCCCGGAGCGAACCATCTCAATCAGCCACTCGGATTCTGCATCCGTGAGCCAGTCCGAGTTGAGAGCGTAAACGTAGTCGAACTCCCCAGCCCAGACTTTGTCGTAGGTCGTGGTCGCATAAACGTCCGAGTTATAGCCGAACGTCTGCCGGGTAATGTTGGCCCGCTTGCGGTTCTTTAGCGTGAAGACATACGCATCAAGCCCGCCCCACTTGTTTTGGAAGTGAACCGGGATGGAGTTGAATCGCTCGCATAGCCCGATGACGTAGCGTTGACGAATCGTGATGTTTGTACTCTTTTGGAAGTAAACGTCGTAGAAGTCCCCGGCATTGCCTTGGAACAGGTAATCTCCGGGGTTTCCGTCCGAGCATTGTCCCGACGTGAGGGCTTTGAGGTTCATCGGCCCGACCCCGAAGCGGACGACATTCGACCCCGATACACTCGACGCTAACACCTCGAACTGCCTTGCATAGGTCGCTCCTGTTGCACTCCAATACTGGATGTAAGCCTTTTCGACCCCGTAGTTGAACTGCCCGATGGAAAGCCATCCGTAGCCGTCGGCATAGACCGTGCGAGTCGTCGGGGTTGTCAGCATTCGAGTCGTGTCGTTGACGATAGCACCGCTTGGGAAGTAAAGGGTGCTGCTCCAAGTCGCAAGTTCTAACTGCTCCAAGTTTCCTGCGAAGGAAACATTGCCCGACACGGTGGTAACCGTCCCTGTCTGCACGACTGGGGTGTTGCCGTATTCCTCCATGAAGTCAAGCCTGTACCCCGAATAATACCCGGCATGGTCAACGAAGCCCGTTTGGGTCAGCGATGGCTTGGTCGGTGCGATCAGCGTTTCTACCACCTTGGCCACATCGAAGAACCCGAAGTTGGTGGTGGGCAGTTTGTCGCACTTGAGCCGTGCAAGGGTGGTCCCTGCTGGGTTCTTCACATCGCAGACGTACCTGTAATTGGGTTGTGCAGTCAGCGAACCGCTGACCTTGAAGAGCATCTTGTTGTAAACGGGTGTAGCCACTTGAGGCGACCCTGAAAGGACGGTTGTTGCCATTTTATAGTTTGGTTGCTACGCTTATGGATTTGCCAAGGGTTTCAGCGATTGTGTTCACCAAAACGTCTATCATTTCAGGGGATAGGGCGTTGCTCATAAACTTGGTTCCCTCGACACCTCGCTCACGGATAGCAAAGGCCATTGTCCTTCCAAGGACTAAACCCTGCTCCTGCTTGGTCCGCATTCGCTCAAGTTTGCGTGAGTAGGTTGGAACGACCGGAATGCCCTTATTTGCAATCCAGTCCGCTATGGCTTGGGGTGGTGGAATCTTCTTGTCGTACCTGAACTTTGAGTCCCTTGCGGATATGTAACTCGATGACCTTCCGTGAACCCCTTGGTCCACGTACT